GTCAAGGCGGGGGACTCGCCCTCGGTGCTGGTCTCGGTCCTGCCGTGGGTCGAGTGCGTGATCATGGGGCGGCGTCAATGACCCGGGCCTACCGCAAGGTCGACGTGGCCGAGGCCGAGACCTACCGCGCGGCGGACTGGTCGACCCCTTGGCCGACGGCCCAGGCGCTCGGGGAGCAGACGGGGCGAGACCCGAGCGCGGTCCTGATGTGGGCCCAGCGTCACGGACTGGCGCCGGCTCCGAGGTCAAAGCCGCGGGTCGACGTCGAGGCCATCCGCGCGGGCGTCGAGCGGGGTGAGTCCTTGGCGGACATCGCCCGCGCGCTCGGGCTCCACTATGAGACGGTCCGCCGTGTCGCGCGCCGGGAGGGGATCACGAAGGCGCCCGAGCTGCGCCCTCATGACTGGTCCAGCCACACCGGGCGTTGCGCCCGGTGCGGGGTTGACGGTGCCTGGGCTGGCGCTCGGTCCGGGTGCAAGGGGACATGACCCTCCCTCGCGACGTGGCCCGGAAGACCCTCGTTGACGTCGACCGGCGCCTCGTCGCGGAGGGCGGCCTCCGGGACTTTGCCCGGCTGGCTTGGCCCCAGGTCGAGCCCGGGCGGATGCTCTGGAACTGGCACCTTGACGTCGTCGCGGAACATCTCGAGGCGGCCACGGCCGGCGAGATCCGCGCGCTGCTCTTCTGCGTCCCTCCGGGGACCATGAAGTCGCTTATGGTGTCCGCCATGTGGCCGGCCTGGGAATGGACCAAGGCGCCCACGACGAAGTGGATCTATTCGACCTACGCCCAGGGGCTCTCCGACAAGAGCGCGCGCCAGCACCGGGACATCGTCGCCTCCCCCTGGTACCAGGCCCGGTGGGGCGAGACCTGCTCCCTCCCGCGCGAGGCCGTGCGCCAGGTCCGGTTCTTTCAGAACAACGCGAACGGGTTCCGCCTGAGCACGGCGGTCGGTGCGGGCATTACCGGGCACCACGGGAACCGGCTCGTGTTCGACGATCTCGTGAAGGCCCAGGACGCGGAGGGGCGCGCGGCCGTCGACGCCCGCGGGATCGAGCGCGCGAACGACTTCTGGTTCAAGATCATGGCGACCCGACAGGCCGACCCGCAGACGACCGTCAAGGTTGGGATCATGCAGCGGCTCCACCTGAACGACACGGCGGCGCTCTGCCTGGACTCGGGCGACTACACCGCGGTCGTCCTGCCCATGGAGTACAACCCCCGGTCCCGGTGCTTGTTCTCCCGCCCGGTCCGGCTCGAGGACGGGACCGAGATCGAGGAGGACCCGCGCGAGGTCGAGGGCGAGCTCTTGTGGCCGGAGCGATACCCGGCGGAGGACGTCGCGGCGCTCCGGGTCTCCCTCGGGCCGCTCGGGGCCGCGGCCCAGCTCGACCAGAACCCGGTCCCGCCGGGCGGCGCGATCTTCAGGACCGAGGACTTCGCGCGCAGGTACACGGAACTCCCCAAAGGCTGCCGCTGGGCTATGTTCGTGGACTGCAGCTTCGAGGACGAGAAGACGGCCGTCGACCCGGACCCCGTCGTGGCGCAGGTCTGGGCCTGGACCTCGGGCGCGTTCTACCTCGTGGACCAGATCAGGGAGAAGCTCGACATCACGGACACGGTGCAGGCGCTCCGGGATCTGCGGGCGAAGTGGCCGAGGGTCACGGCGATCCATATCGAGAAGAAGGCGAACGGGGCGGCGGTCATCAGGACGCTCCGGGACGAGGTGCCCGGGGTCAAGGCGTGGCCGCCCAAGGGCGAGGCGCTCCCAGGCAAGGTCGAGCGCGCGAACGCGGTCCAGCCGCTCATGAGCTCGTGCCACTTCCCAGCGGACGCGCCCTGGTTCCAGGACTACCGCGCGGAGCTCTTGGGCTTCCCGCTCGCGAAACACGACGACCAGGTCGACGGGACGACCATGGCGCTCCTCGTGATGCACACCCCACGCGGGCGCCGGTACGGCAACAGCCTTGCGCGCGAGCGCGTCGCGGGGTAGGGTCGGGGGCCGGGCGCAGTGGGATCCGCATACCCCTGCACGCGCCTTGCCTACGCCCCCAGGTCTCGACCTCCAGGGGGCGTTTCCTATGGCGCGGGCGCGTGCTACACCGAGACCATGGCCACCCCGTCCCAGAAGCGCCTAGCGGCGGACATCGCGAAAAAGTCCCGCACCGACTCTTGGGTCTCTGCGGTCACAGGGCTAGGCGGCTCGCGGGACAAGTCGATATCCTACGAAATGGCCTATGACGCGCTGCTGACGCAACCGCAGATGGACGCGCTATACCAGGGGGACGACCTGGCCGCGACGATCGTCGACGCACTGGTCGAGGACGCGCTGAGCAAGGGGATCGAGATCACGGGCGAGGACACGGGCGACCTTGCACGCGCGTTCGAGGCGATGGGCGGGGCGGACCTCTTCGTCGATGCCGCAACCTGGGGCCGTCTGTACGGCGGCGGCGCGATCTTCATGGCGACCAAGGACGCGCGCTACGATCTCCCCCTCGGGGAGAAGCACGGGCCGCTCCTGTACCCGCTCGTCCTCGACCGCTTCGAGATGCAGCCCGCGACGTACTACACCGACGCGCTGTCCCCGAGGTTCGGTGAGGTCAAGACCTACCGGATCACGCCGGGGAGCCAAGGCGCGGCCCAGTCCGGGGAGATGGTCGGGCGGGAGATCCATGAGTCCCGGTTCGTGTTCTTCGGAGGCGCCCGGACGACGCGACGCACCCGGCAGCGGAACGGGGGCTGGGACGTCTCGGTGCTGCAACGGGCCCTGTCCGTGCTGCGCGACGCGGGCGCGAACTGGCGGTCGTCCGTGTTCGCGTTGCAGGACCTGAGCCAGTCCGTGTTCAAGATCCAGGGCTTGATCGAGATGATCGCCGAGGGGAAGAAGGACGAACTTCTGACCCGTATGGAGCTCGTCGACATGTCCCGGTCCGTCGCGCGCGCGGTCGTCCTCGATGCTGAGATGGAGGAGTTTAGCACGGTTGGGAGCACGAACCTCGCGGCGGTCCCGGCCATCCTGGACAAGACCTTCTCCCGCGTGGCGTCGGTCGCGCACATGCCGTTGACCAGGCTCATGGGTGTTTCGCCCGGGGGCCTGAACGCGACCGGCGAATCGGACCTGTCCTGGTGGTATGGCCAGGTCGACGTGTACCGCGAACTCGAGCTCAAACCGAAGGTGATGGCCTTCCTGCGCGTCCTCGCGCGCTCCCTCGGGATCGCGACCGACGGGCTGGACGTGACCTTCCCGCCGCTCTGGCAGATGTCGGACCTCGAGCAGGCGAATCTGCGCAAGGCTGTCGCGGACACGGACGTGGCGTACATCAACGCGGGCGTGCTGCTGCCGGAGGAGGTCGCCTTGTCCCGGTTCGGTTCGGGCGCCTGGTCCGGGGAGACGACGGTCAACCTCGACGTCCCGCGCGATGCGGCACCCCCGCCGGCCGTGCCTGGGGTGCCAGACTTCGCGGCGGGCGGCGGCGGGGCGCCCGGTGGCTTCTAGTCCCCTCACCCCCTACGCGCGCAACGCGCTTGAGCAGGCGATCCAGTCCCGCCGCGCTCGGGCGAACGCCGTGTCCCTGCGCCGGTCCACGAAGAGCCGCACGCCGAAGCTGCCGCTCGCTGAGGAGCGCGCGCTCGAGCGGTACCTGACCACGCTCACCCGTGAGGCCGCGGATGAGGTCCGGGAGCTGGTCGCGCGTGGCGTCTCGATCAACGACCTCCTGCCCCTCGAGCAGCAGCTCGGAGGCATCCGCCTCCGGCTGGCCGAGCGGATCCAGTCCTCCGAGGTGTCCGAGATCGTTGACGCGTTCGGGCGCCGGGTCAACGCGAAGAATCTGGCGGACACGGCGCGGGTTCTGCGCATGTCCCCCGAGGCGCTGCCTGTGGACCTGCAACGCGTCCTCGAGGCGTTCCGGCGCGAGAATGTCCGGCTGATCGGGTCCGTGCTCGATGACCAGATCTCGGAGGTGTCCGAGCTGGTCCGGGAGGCGGTGCGGACCGGGCGCAGGGTCGAGGATTTGGCCGAGGACATCGAGGCACGCTTCGGCGTGAGCACGTCGAGGGCCCGGTTGATCGCGCGGGACCAGGTCTTGAAGGCCAACAGCGCGATGACCCAGACGCGCATGACCGCGGCCGGGGTCTCGCGGTACCGCTGGTCGACGTCCAGGGACGAGCGCGTCCGGCCGATGCACCGGGAGCTCGAAGGGCAGATCTTCTCCTGGTCCGACCCCCCGGTCACGACGCCGAAGGGGGAGCGGAACCACCCAGGCGAGGACTACCAGTGCAGATGCCTCCCCGTGGCCGTCCTGGATTTCGAGGAGGATGGCTAGTGCGTAACCCTTTACGCACCCCGCGCACCGTGCTACGCACCTAGTAGACCATGGCCATTCGCTACGACCGCGGCACGCTAGGCCCCGTGACACGGACCCCTCAGGGAGGGATCCGTGTCTCTGCCGCCGTCGCGCGTGTCGGGGTGCTCTCCTACCGCAACGCGGACGGAAGCGAGCGGCGCGAGCTGCGCCTGCCCGAGGACGTGTTCCACGCGGACAGCATGGCGAGCCTGGCCGGCGCGCCGGTCACGGACCTGCACCCGCCCGAGATGGTCGGGCCCGCGAACTACCGCACGTTCGCGGCCGGGCACGTGGCCGAGGGCTCGGCCCGTCAGGAGGGGGACTTGCTCCTCGCGGACCTGGTCGTCCAGGACGGCGATGTCGCAGACCGCATCCTGAACGGGGAGCGCAAGGACGTCAGCTGCGGCTACGTCTGCGACATCGAGGACACCCCCGGCGAGTACCAGGGCGAGAAGTACGACTGCATTCAGCGGAACATCCGACAGAACCACGTCGCGCTCGGCCCGCCGGGTTGGGGGCGTTCCGGTTCGTCGGTGTCCTTGCGGCTAGACTCTGCGGGGGATGGACTCCCGCCGGTATTGGAGGTGCCCACCGTGGCCGACATTTTCGAGCGAATCGATGGGGTCGATTATCCCGTGGGCACCCCCCCACACCAGGCGGCGGTCAGTCGTCGAGATGCGGCCTTCACCGCGCTGCAGGTGCGCGCCGACGCGGCCGAGAGCAAGGTCAAGGAGCTGCAGAAGCGAATCGACGAGCTCGAGGAGGAGGTCAAGGACGCGGAGGCCAGCGCCGATCGCAAGGTCGAACTGATGCGCGTCGCGGACAGCCTCGGCGTCGAGGTGCCCGAGGGTGCCGACGAGACCGCGATCATGATGGCGGTCATCCTGAAGGCCAACCCGGACATGGACCTCGAAGGCAAGTCTCCCGAGTACCTGGCCGCGGCCTACGACATGACCGTCGAGGCGATGAAGGCGGCCCCCGCCGCGGAGGCGCGCGGCGACGGCCGCAAGCGCGCCGACACGATCAAGACCGAGCTGCAGAAGGCGCGCGAGCGCGCCGACGCGGCTCAGAACAAGACCCGAGAGGCCGGCCGTAGCGCCTGGCAGAAGGCGAACTGACCATGGGTGTACAGACTTCCGTTTCCACGGCCCCGGCGCGGGGCATCGAGGGCCAGCTCGCCGAGCCAGGCGCCCCGACATACCGCGTGTCCGGCGTCATCGAGGCGACCGCCAACGCGGCGGCCCCGGGCAAGCTCATGGTCCGAGGCACGGCCGACGGCCAGGCGAAGACCATCATCAACGCGGGGACTATCACCCCCGCGAACATCCTCGGCGTGGCCATG